ATGTGTGGACGTTTTGCACAAGCACAAACCCGTGAAGAATATCTGGCCTACCTTGCCGATGAAGGCGATCGCGACATTGCATATGACCCGGAACCTATTAGCCGGTACAACGTGGCGCCCGGCACCAAAGTGCTGCTGCTGAGCGAACGCGATGAGCAGTTACATCTCGATCCGGTGTTCTGGGGTTACGCGCCAGGGTGGTGGGAGAAACCGCCACTAATAAACGCCCGCGTCGAAACAGCGGCCACCAGCCGAATGTTTAAACCTCTCTGGCAGCATGGTCGCGCTATCTGCTTTGCAGATGGATGGTTCGAATGGAAGAAAGAAGGCGACAAAAAACAGCCTTACTTCATTCACCGCGCTGACGGGCAGCCCGTATTCATGGCGGCGATCGGAAGCACGCCATTCGAACGCGGTGATGAAGCAGAAGGTTTTCTCATCGTGACATCGGCAGCGGACAAAGGTCTGGTCGACATTCACGACCGCCGGCCGCTAGTTTTGTCGCCGGAAGCTGCAAGAGAGTGGATGCGGCTGGACGCTGGAGGGAATAAAGCGTTAGAGATAGCTTCAGACGGTGCAGTGCCCACCGATAAGTTCAACTGGCATGCGGTAACGCGTACAATTGGAAATGTAAAAAACCAAGGGAGGAATTTGATAGAGCATATAACAATCAAATCTAATATCAGTTAGACCTGCACTTTTTAGCTAGTCTCACAATAGCATATTTTTAAGAAAGAAATATGTTTGCCGACACTGGACCACTGAGTCCATTTATACGATAGAACTCAACACGAACACCAGGACTTAACGTTTGGCTTTCGCTATTGTTTAATGCAGAGATGTTTAAGAAAACATCTTTACGCCCATCCGATGGTATAATGAACCCCTTCCCACTCTTGCAGTCAAAACTTTTGACAACGCCTGTCATTTTACGAGTCAAATAATTTCCTTTTGTGAAATCCAATTTGACTATACAGGAAAAATTTGGATTAGCTAATCTAATTTTCATAGCCTCCCAGATGGCTAAAATAAAATTTGCTAAATAGTTTAACACGTGCCTTAATGATCTGGTTACTTCGATGCAATGTGAATCTGACTTTTTCTAAGTAATCCTCATAACCAGGTGCTATCTCTGATATCCCTCCTCTTGAGTCCACACGTATGCCATTATGCGTTTCTTTTCATGAAGTTGTAACTTCTTAAATGTTCAAGGGGAGTTTTTATGTCTTCAAAAATGATAGGTCTTGTTAAGTGGTTTAACGAAGATAAAGGTTTTGGTTTTATCTCCCCACTCGATGGAAGTAAAGATATTCTTGTTCACTCTTCTTCACTACAGGGAGAGACATTCAAAACTCTTTTTGAAGGACAAAAAGTGAAATTTGTTATCATTGCCGGTACTAAAGGTCCGACAGCTGCAAATGTTACGCTCTGCGATAAATAACCCCCTCAAGGGCCGTTTAAGCTTATACGAATTAAAAAACAAGAAGAGTCATTTATCGTTTGCAAATATCATTACAACAGGCCAGCATATTTTCAGAACCGTCAAGTTTGCTGACCGATGTGATGAAATGCAGGACTGCTGCATGAATAGTCTCAAAGCAGAAGCTAACTGCTTATAAAATATTAAAGTGCGTAAGAGGTTAGGCAGCCTCCAAAAGCATCACTTCTTATTTATTGTATGAGTTTTTTTAGTAACGTTCAGGGGCTTTGAACAAAGCATTACAGTAAGGGCATACTAATTGAGATCCCTTTTGTACACGATTGTAACTATGCTCCGAATATTTTGAGCAGTTTGGACAAGGGCATTTGACTAAATAATTTCGGCGGAATTGATCGTTTTTACGTGCAGACACAGGCTTCTCCAGTTCAAATGGGCTACTACAGTACACGCTAAGGCAGAATATTGCTTGTTTTAATTTCGAAAAACAAACAATACATAGAAAAAAGCAATACTTACCGAACAGCCACGACCGCTAAAAATCGTTTGAATACATGGTGATATATGAAAAAAGTAATCATTTTCTTTAATGGTAAACCAAGTAAGGTTGTCACTGTGCTTAAAGGCGTAACATCAATACTCGAACAGTACCCTGGTGGAGAAGAGATCAATCTTCAGATAATGTCAGCCGGTTTCCCCTCTTTAACAGGGGACCATGAAGTTGTCTATGTTGCATCAGATCGAGAGCTAACCTCTCAGGAAATTTTTGATGCGGCACGAAAGTATCTATAAGCTTCGGTGTTTTTACCAACATCGCGGAAGATATTGAACAAGAAGCATTATAAAAATAATTAGAAATCATCAGCATTGCCTACCTGGTGTAGGCTTTTTTTTATATAGCAGACGATACATTTCTTTAATGTTAAACAATACACATTGTCGCTATTTTAACCAAAATACCGTTCACATGGTCTGAACCTACCCATGAGATTTCTATGAAAATCATAAGTTATACGGTGTTGCTAATGTTCGAAAGCAAGCCCTTCAATCAAATGGATAACTCCTTGATTGTAGATTTCTTACGTAGTCGTCAGTATTTGGAAAAATCTGGTAGTGGAGTGAGATTTCCTCAAAACACCTACATCGGAATTGAAAAACAAATGGTTTTAGATTGGGAGTCTGAAAAAGACGGCGCAGCCAAGTTAAAACAGCGACTTTATGGCATTCTTCGTAGGATTAAAAATTTAGAGCCTACGCCTATGGTCATTTTTTTGATGATATCACCAGAAGAAAAAACCCTTACATTTGTGCCCAGACTCAAAGGTAAAAAATGAAATAAATGGTGAGGTAGCTTCAAGGATATGGCCAGACTTTTGCGAATTCGCGGATATTTAAGGACTCTCAATTTTGTATGTATGTTTTCATCCCTCGGGTAATTGCTCATTATGAATTTTGTCCAGCCGATCATACTAACCTAAGTAAGCTAGTTTGATGCGGGATAGCCAGCCGCCGCACTCATTACATTCTATGTAGTACGGCATTCAGTACCATCCAAACTTAAGTCACATATTTTTAACTGTTTGGAACATTTTTTGATTCACACAGTCTAAAAAATAAAATCATATAAAGGTCATTTATGATAACGCTCATAATCTCTACTATTGTCGTAATAGTTCTGGCATTGATGATATTCTGTCTGGTTAAAGTTGGGATCTGCACATCTAATAATCCTGATGATCTTTAATCATTTACGTTTCGCTGATTCCCTTGAGGGCTGGGAATTTCTTATACAAAGTACATACGGCCACATCATAGATAATCGCTACCTGCTTCCTGTCCACGCCGTTTACAATCAGACGCCCCGCCTGCGCCCATTGCTCTGGGGTTAACTTCGAGCGCCTACCACCTACGCGCCCTTTCTCACGCGCTGCCGCCAATCCTGCCCGGGTACGCTCCACGATTAACTCCCTCTCCATCTCGGCCAGGGCTGACATGATATGGAATATGAAACGCCCCATTGGGCTGGAAGTGTCGATGCTGTCCGTAAGGCTTTTGAAGTGGATGCCGCGCTGCCGGAGTTCGTCCACCAGCAATACCAGGTTCCTCATGCTTCGCCCGAGGCGATCCAGCTTCCAAACAACCAGCGTATCCCCCTCATTCAGCGTTCGCAGAAGCTTTTTAAGCGCTGGCCGGTTCGCTACCGTCCCGCTCATTTTTTCCTCAAAAACCTGTTCACATCCTGCGCGTTCGAGAGCTTGCCGCTGAAGATCCGTGTTTTGGTCATTTGTTGATACCCTTACGTAGCCAATTTGCATATTTTTCACCCAATATTTTCTGTAAAAAAATCAGGTGAAGTTATCGGCATGGCTGCCGCAGGGCAATCTATAAAACGTCGGTTTAGGAAGTAGTGCCACCAAGGATGTAGGAACCTCTTCAGGCAACATTATGGAAGTAGGTGCCTTTGGGTTTGGAGGGAAAGGGATATCGATACCAAACAGCGTATCAACGGTGTCAGCTCTGTGGGGGCAATTACTGGATAAAGGATCTCGTGTTTTCCGACACGACAGCGCTATTAACTCCCAGGCTTCATATTCCCCATCACTGTATTTCGCCGCAGCCGATACACATGCGATCATCAGTGTTGCTTACAGCACCGGCGTGGTGGGAGTATTAGCAAGAAACACCTCAGGGACCTCCGGGAATTCCACGTTCAATACCCTCTACGGCACAGCCAACACGACCCGCGCCAGTGACGGTACGCTGAAGGCTGCATCGCCAGTGGTGGCGATGTTTTCGGATGGCTCATTCCGGACGAATGACGAATCAGAGGGCTGTTCTGTAACCCGTCTGGCCACAGGCCAATATCTGATTGAAGGATGTCAGGGGCTAAACTCAGACGCAGCATGGGGCGGCATCGATGGAGGTTTTGACATTCCAACCGATCGCAACAAGCAGCCGCTTATCTGGCTGGATTATGAGGTTAACGCCGATGGCTCTGTACTGGTGAAAACCTATCACCGTACTCACCCTGAAGCGCCAGCGTTCGCCAGGAACGAAATAGACGGCGTAAGTGCTGGCGATCCGGTCGACATCCCCCGTGACCAGTTTGTATCCGTTCGTGTCGAAATGCCTGCCGATTCTTTATACAACCAAAAAATCAGAGCAGCAGAGCTGGCCATGACTGCCGATGCGGGTGAATAAAGGTCGGTTTGGGAGACAGCGCTACAGCCAACTTCGGAAGCCTCGAAATTGGTGCCAAAAAACCCTCATCTGCAAGCTTTGTGGATTTCCATTTCCTTGGCACTAACGACTATGACGCGCGCATACTGTGCGGTGGTAATTCTAACGGTGCTATGGGGAAAGGAGACTTCACATTTTACGCCGGGAAATACGTTTTTATCGGTGATAGCTTTGAGTTTCGTAACCCTATTACCTGTCAGAATAGCATCAGCGCATCTGCAAAAATTGCGACTACTTCTGATATGGAATGCAAAACTAAAATCGCTGTTTTGGCCCCAGCTGACAATCAAAATGCTCATGTATGGTTTTATGGCACAGGTGGGGCGTCCAGAGGAGTAATTTATTCCGGCCAAACAGGGATTATTCAGATCCGCCCTGACAATAATGATAACGGCGGCTCCAACGGATACTCTTTTGCATTTGGGGCTGATGGTAAGTTCACCTGCGTTACGATGAATCAGACCTCAGATGAGCGGGTTAAATTCGACAAAGAGCCCGTCAGCGAGGCTCTGGAGAAGATATGCTCACTGACGGGCTACACGTTCGGCATTCAGCTCACAGAATCGGAGTCGGTACGCAGCGCAGGCATCATCGCCCAGGATCTGGAAAAGGTTCTGCCCGTTGCTGTAAGTTCTGGCGGGACTGGTACTACGCCAGCAGGAGAGGAAATTAACGACCTTAAAACCGTGGACTACAGTGCTATGAGCGCCCTGTATGTTGAGGCCATCAAGGAACTGGCTGAACGGTTAAAAATCATTGAAAAAGAACTGGCCGACCTTCGCGGCGCGACAGTTTTCTAACTCTCTTCATCACTTTGCAGACGCTGCTGTGAACGTTTGAAAACTGAATCCGTCGGCATATCCAGGCGAACATCGATCCAGCTGTTCACCGGCACGTCCATCGGTTCCCCTTTTGTTTTGACGATCTCCCCTTCATCGCTCAGCATGTATTTTCGCTTAAACAGGCGGATAGTCAGCTCGCCGTCAGCGGTTTGCTCAGCTTCAGTCACACCCAGTTCCCCCATGCCGCCAGGGTCCATTGGCGGCAGTAACTGCCATCCCTCAGACGCAAGGCCTGCCGAACCAGTCAACACATAAAATCCCACATCGAGCCGGGAAATTTTGATCCCTTCAGCTTCGGTATTCGCCGTACCGCAGCCGCACCATGAAAATCCATCCTCAGCAATATCTGAACGCAGGCATGTATCAGCACTCGCAACGATGCGAGCGACCGGAGACGCTGCTTTCAGGGTGCCATCACTGGATTTAGTGGTATTGCCCGTGGTGTAAGCCTCCTGATATGACCAGGATGAGCCACTGTAATACGAGAACCACGTTCGCCTCAGAATGTAAGCCTGATGAATTCGTGTCGGACGGCTGCCCCGGTTAACAACTATTGACGTAATACCGGTATTGGCAGTTAGCCTAAGCTGGGTAAGACCATCATTGGAGTGAGAGGTGAAACAGGTAGGTGTAAACGCGTCCATAGCGTCCAGTAGTGGTCCATCGCCATGGATGGAACCAACCCCAAAAGCCCCCACTTGCATGACATTACCGGAGTTCGTTCCGACGTCCCTCGTCGCGGATGTTCCCAAACCGAGGTTTGTGCGAGCGTCAGCGGCATTCGTTGCCCCGGTCCCGCCGTCCGAAACTCCAACCGCCCCATTACTCCCTTTCTGGACCAGTTTGCCGATCGCCGGAATGGTTACACGAGCGCCGTTGATGGTAACGGTGATGTTCTGGTTTGCTGAGGTAGTGGCGAACGTCTCCCAGGCACCGATATTCTCGTCATACTCGTTGATGAGCTGAGACATGCTCTGCGCCAGGCCGTCGACCGAGAGACTATCAGTAACAAGAATGCCGTACTTCTGGCCGCTCAACGCCGGAGATGCGGCAGGCGTAACCGTCAGTGATGTCGCACTGTTGATGGCGGTGATCTGAAACATCTGTACCGGGTTAGAAAGAACAAACAACGTCTGGCCAACCCGAATCTGGCTGGCCGGTGCCGTCCAGTTCGTGCCAGTGCCGGTTGCGGTATTTCCGTTGATGGCGATGGTGCCAGTGTTATAAAGCATATTTTCTCCAGGCAATAAAAAACCCCGCCGGAGCGGGGTTTGTTCAAAATTGAATGGGTTAGTGGCAGGTGGTGCTGATGAACGTGTTGGCGCTCACCCATGACCAGTTAAAGGGATAACCGGCGCGGTACTGCGTCTGATTGTTTTGTTTACGGACTCCGTAGATCTGGACGCTGCTTTCCTGTCCGCCGACAAAGGCTGTTCCGGTGCATACGGGTTGCTGCTTCTCAATAACGCCAGCGCAACCGGAGAGCAATACCGCTACCGCCAGGCAAAGAATCATATTTTTCATAGTGGTTATATCCCAGGGCATTCATGAAGCTACACAATAACAATATGAATCAATGGGATATAATTGATTTGATAGATCAATTATTCAAAATTGATCGCTAAAAACGATCAATCATAGTTGGCGCAGTTAATGGCCATAATCACATTCCTCAGATTCGAATACGTAACGTTCTGAAGGTTGCCGCCGGGGGTTGTCTGCGGCCTGGCGAATATCCGCGTATTGCTTCCCTCAAGTTTTGCCATGCTCTTGTATATGGCCGAGTAGGGCTGCGGTTGACCGCCAGCCGATACAACCCCGGTAATTAGTCCCAGCATGGCAGGCATGCAGGCCCACTTCCCCGCCAGAGTTGTATTGATGTTGTATCCTGAGCTGGCATCCACCCCGGCGGTACCGAGGGTGACAACATCGCTCAGCGTACGCGTTTCGTTTGTTAAAATCAGCGTCCCTGATGCATCCCACACAGCCAGCCCGTAGTCTGGCTTTGTCTGCGGGAAAATAGAGAAAAAATAAACGTACGCTGTGCCGGTTGCATTCGGTCTGAGAAAATCAATCGTGATGGTGTTCCCGCTTATCGTCTGAGTGATTTCGACCTCAACCGTGCAATGAACGAACGCGACAACGGGCTGACCTGCGGGGAATGTGTGCGTCACTTTGGTATTGAACCCCGATGTTCCCTGAAGTGCCGCTGTCTTTCGCGCCTGTAGAGCGATTGGCGAGCTGTTAGCGGTCACCCATACTTCCCCGCCCGTGGTCGTCAGTAAAACGCCATACTCCGCCATTTATGCCCTCTCGATCTGGAAAATGAGATAAGCCGCTGCCGCAGGCTCAGTCCCTGCTGAGTAGTCGGTATCGCCTGCTGATGACACTGTTGCGGTTCCCCCCGAAATGGTGATCTTCCTCCGACTCGTACCAAACTGATCGCCGTTCATGCTCTGAAAATAGGTCAGCCTGCAACCCGGTGGAAGCGCTACGGAGTAAGAGCCTGTTTTCTGGTTCTGGGCCAGCTGGAGATAGCCACAAACGCTGACAGGTTTAACGCCATAGTTGTTTACCTTGCCTGATGCGTCCCATGTCTGAACACCATATTCCACCATCCAGTTCTCCTGAAAAAAAAGAGGCCCCGTAAGAGGCCTTCCGTTACCATGTTCCCGTAATTCTCCCGATCTGCACCCTCAACACATTGTTGGCATCCTTGACACTAATCGTCTGATTAGTCTGCTTCATCGCCCCCTCACCAGCTGTCGAACCGTAGTTCTCAAACGTACCGCCCTTATCCAGCCTCCACCCGACTGAGCCAGCGACATAGTTATTGGACTGGATGTTGTTGCCGATCTTGGCGTTGCTGATGGTGCCATCACCTATCAGCGCGTCTCTGATGAACACCTGCCCGTTCTGAATAACGAACGGAAGGGTGACCGTGGCTCCGGCCTGGTGCGTTACGGCGAAGCGGTCAGCCAGGAAGATGACCTGTGACTGCATGCCGGATGGCGTATTCTCGACGCCGATCCCCATCCCTGCGGCGTAATACTGTCCATTGCTGGCGACGCCAACCTTGATGTTATACATCGCTTTCAGATCACCATTAACGTTCGCTATGGCCTGAGCGTTGGTTGTGATGGCTGATGTGTGTCCGTTGACGGTCGCCGTGATACCGTTTATCTGCGTGGCCGTAGCCTGCTGATAATCGGAGAACGTCTGGTTCAGGCTGTTGATGGATGCCTTGTTGCCGTTCACGTCAGTCTGCAAACTCAGCAGCGAGCGCGCCGTCGCCTCCTTCTCGTTGACTATCACCTCATCAATGCGGTCCAGCTGAGCGCTGTTACCGGCGACGGATGCAGACAGCGTTTTGCGCGCGGCCACCTGAGCCAGATTGCCCTGAATAATCGCGATGGCGGAGTTCTTCACACCTCCCGCCATGCCGTCCATAGACACGCTGATGTTATCGATTCGCTGACCCAGTGCGGTATCGGCCGTCGCTACTGTCTGCTCAAGCTCGTTCAGAGAAGAAGACACATCTCCGACCTTGCTCGACAGGTTTGTAACGCTGGTCTGAACTTTCCCGATATCCTGGGCGTTTTTGGCGATTTCCTGCGCCTGTTGCGCCAGTTCGTCGTTGGCCTGTTTAATGTCGTTAGCCATACCAGCAATTTTTTCATTGCTGTCCACCGCGTTCTCGATCAGGTCTTTGAACGTATCGGAGCCTTTCATGTCCTCCAGGATTGCATCGGTGATATCGGATACATCAATGCTGGCCTGTCCGCGCACAAAGTCTGTATACCCTGATTCGTTTCCGCTGCGGTCCACCAGCTGCGCGCGGTACCAGAAAATTTGCCCAGCCTTAAGGCCCATCTGCTGATACTTGCGCTGCGGATAAGGCACATCGGTCAGCAGCATCGCATCTTCTTCGGTACCGGTCAGGCTGTACTGAATTTCCGTCTTCAGCGTGTCGTCGGTATTCGCCGGAAATCCCCAGCTCAGCTCGATACCGAATACCACATTATCGGAAGCGATGAAGCCGACCGGTTTCGGCGGATTGCCCACTTTACCGGTCAGCGTTTTCTCTTCGGAATAGCCCCACCCGGAAGAAATTTCTGCGGCATTGATGGCGCGTACACGTACCAGGTAGCGGCCGGCATAAATCCCCGGAACGTCGAATGACGTGGTGGAGCTGCGCGGCACGTTAACCCAGTTCCCGTCATTGCGGCGCCATTGCGCTTCATAGGCGATAGCGTTCTGCGCCTGGTCCCAGCTCACGCGCATGGTTTCGACGCTGATATTCTGCTGCACCACCGAAAACGAACTGATTACGATGTTGTCTGGCGGTGACTGATTGCCCGGCGGGATCACGCTCACCGGCCGCTGGTCAATGATGGCTCCGGTATCGATTCGGGCATATTTATCCGGATCATGATTTGCACCGACGATTGTGAACGTGCCGTCATTATTATCTGTTACGGTGATAACGCGATACTGCTGTGCATAGAGTTCATCAGATTCTATGACCCACACGGCCTGAGCCACAGGCGTTTCGCTGTAAGCAGTCGTAACGGTTACTTTATTGCCCGTTATCGTCTGGATGGTGCGTGACTGCGCAACCCCTGATGGCAGATTGACAATCATCCTGTCGCCCGAAGATGCATCCGGTGCCCTGTCCAGCGTCAAAACACGACCATTCACCACAGAAACACGGCCGCCAAGGTCACGTCCGGAAAGATTTCGGTCGGCTACAGCAATTACATAGCCAGGCTGTGGGATGTTACCGTCTTCCCCTACATTGAAAGTAACAACGCGATCTTTGTTGTTGGTGAGGATCCCCCATCGCCCTTTTCGGTTCGCCTCCGATTGCCGGGTACAACCAATAGCTGTTATCTCAAGTTGATTAAATCCATAACGCGAAACCAGCGCCTGTTCAAAAACAGGTTCCATCGCATCAGAATAGGCGTTATCAGGATCAGACCAGGATACGAGCGCATTGGTATAACGGTTCTTTGTGGTGCTGCTGGAATAGGTAAACCGGCCATCGATAACGTTCGCATGAGTGTATGTAAAATCAACATCCCTCGGCATGTCCGCCAGCGCAACAATCTGGTCGTCGCCCCAGTAGGTCATCCCGCGGAAGATAGCAGCAAAATCACGCAGGACCGTATAAGCGTCGTTGCGTTCCTGAATGTATACGTTGCAGGTATAACGTGGTTCGGTGCCACTTCCGCCTTTGCCATCCGGCACCATCTGATCGCAATACTGTGCAACCTGGTAAAGTGTCCATTTGTCTATGTTCGCTGTTGTGAGACGATCCCCAAGCCCGAAACGGTCGCTAACCACCAGGTCGTAGAATATCCACGCAGGGTTATCTGTCCAGGCCCATTTGAATGTCCCAAGCCACGTACCGCTATAAGTTCTTGTTTCCGGGTCGTAAGTATCCGGTACGCGGATGACACGACCACGTGGTTCACAGGCAATTTGTGGAATAGAGCCATTGAACTGGCTGGAATCAAACTCAATGTACAACAGAGCTGTGTTTGGATAGCGCAGTTTGGCATCGATGACCTCTGTATAACTTTGGAGCGTCATCGTGTCGCCAATTTTGGCACTGTTTGCGTCAGCGGTAATTTTGCGCAGTCTGATGGTCCAGGTGCTGCCAGCTTTCGGTAAATTGATGCGATGGCTGCGTTCATAACCGGATGTGGTTTTCCCGGTCACATTAGTATCAAGGACCTTTTGCCAGCTACCACCGTTCGTTTGAAGCTCCACCACATAGTTGATGGAGTACCCAACCAAATCCCCGTTATCCTGCTGTTTGAAAAGAGATGGCCACTTCAGGCGCAGGCGAACCGCCGAAAGCTGCGTATTGGTGAAGGTATGCGTCCAGGCTGTTTCGCTGGATACTTCGGTACCTACGCTGATTTCATTTTCTGTGCCAGGTATCCCCTGAATGTAATCCTGAGCCTGCGTCCCTGGCCGAAACTCCCACACGACACCGCTGAAGTTCTCGGAACCATCAGCATTTTGTAAAGGTGTGCCGTCAAGATAGATATCCTTCGCGGTCAATCCACCAGCAAACTCCCCTTCACCGAGAACCATCAGGATTTTCGCTTTCGCAACGGACTGGAGATCATCGGGCTGCTCGACGGGAGTGCGGGAACTCGAGCTGCCGCCTTTACGTCCGGTAATTGTTTTAGCCATATCGCGCCCATAAAAAAAGCCACCCGAAGGTGGCCTGATAGACAAATATTTGTTATTGCTGGTCTTCTACGTAAATCCCGGCAGAAGCAACAGCGCCGCCGATTCGCCGCTTACCATAGAGAATGGGGACAGGGTTTCCCTGCGAGGTTGTGTTCGTCACGCCACCAAATGCATAGCTGGCGCGGTTATCTGCTGATTGCTTGCTGGCTAGCCCGGTAGTCTGTGGAGAAAGCATCTGGACTACGCCGCCGATCGCCATTGATGCCCCAATCCCCGCCACAGCTCCCCATCCACCAGCAAAAGCAGTCCCACCAATCCCGATCGCGGCTCCTCCCGTGACGAACGCAGCAACAGCGACAAGGGCAACCCCGAGGATTGTCTGAAACACCCCGGCTCGCTTACTGCCGATGATCACCGGCGCGATGCGGATTTCCTCTGTGCTCCTGTCCATACTGAGCTCATCGTTTAAGAGGTTTCGTTTCCCGCTGAATACCGCATAAGTTAAACCTCGTTGTTTACTGGTATTCAGGAAACGCTCAAAACCCGGCACGATAACGCTCAGGGCACGAATGGCCTCTTTTGGTGAAGCTACTGATAAACGATATTCACGCCCGAAGGTGGCGCCCAGCACGCCATAAAGCCGGACGGTTCTGAGCGGTTCTTTATCGAGTGAATTTGCCATATTTACTCCATAAAAAAACCCGCCGAAGCGGGTGTGACAAATATCGGAAAGCAAAAACCCGCCAGTTGACGGGTTTGGTTATTTGCAGAAATATTAGCAGTGTTTCTTCCAAAACCTTCTGATTTTAGGTTCCACTTCGTCTGATATGTCGAAGCCATTTAGTATCCGAATGAAAGTCTCATCTTCTATATCAGATGGCTGAGGTTTTATACTTCCCTCATGGACTTTTTTATCTATGCTACCAACCTTCCAAATGACAGCTCTTTCATAAACCACATAGCTATCATGGCGCACAAAGGGATGGTCACCTGCTTTTAGAATGCAGGTTGGATCATAGGGAACACCTGCCTTCACGCTCGATATATTGACAGCAAGAACGCAGTCACAACCATCTATAGGATAATGCACAGGGTCATTACATATGACATGCAGATGATCTACGCTGCCGCTGAGCGCTAAAACTGTACCTTTCCTATATGGTTGATATTTTGTCATCTTAACTGAGCACTAAATTCCATTAGCTCTTCTGATTCGCTCATATGCTGAATGATGTTATTGGCCTCTTCCTCTGTTTTGCCTTCAAACATCAAGATTAGCTTTCTGTCGATTGGCTTATTAGAATTGCCTACATCTTCCCACTCAGGACAGAACTCTTTTAGATGGGTCATATCCCTGAGCTCAAAGCGATTCATATGCCCAAACTTGGCGTAAACACCATCGAGTATTCTTAGGTCGGATCGGCTTAAACTGTCGAGAACCTCATCCACATCAACCTTTCTTGGGTCATGGCGAAGAACCAAGTCAGTCCCTTCCGTTTTCAACAGCCTAAACCAGTACTTTCCGCCCTTTTTATGTTTGTTGCGAATCAGATCCAGAGTGTTTGACATCACTGGACCATGTTTCATTGAAAAAAGGTTATCCTCACCCATCATCCTGCCCCTCTCGATGAGAGAACTGCGATTTGAAAGGTAAAGTAATTTCATTAGCTTCAGATATGCCATGCGCCCGCCACGTTTAAGTAGCAGGTAAGCAGCCATCTGAGCTACTTTTTCTTCGCAAAACATAGTTGAACCTCTAAATCAATAATGAAAGCACATCTCTACAACGATTTTATAGCCAGCTATAACTTTTAAGCAATCTTCATTTCGTCAAGATAGCCCCACGTTCGACGATGATCGCAATAGCCATTTTGAAAGTTAACGACACTTTCGCAGAAGTTACCCCTCAGGTAATAGTAAACTATTGTCACGTTCTCGGGAGATAGGCGGGGCCTATGAGCCGGCTTCAGCTTTCAAGAATGGCATAAATAGCACTTTTTGCACAAAATGCATGGCTTGGTTGGAATGCACAACAACAAAGATTGCTGTAGTATTTCGCCCCCTCTGAATGGTGGTGCTCAGATTTTAACCGCACCCTAATACAATTTTATGTCTGAGTATCTTCATGGTCCTTTCCATCCAGTAGCCGCCATAAGGTACGCGCTGGCTCAGATGCCCATAAAGGTGATGCAGCAGCATGTTGCCTTCCAGCAGAATCCCCGCATGATTCCACTTATCAGCCTGAACCTGCATGATCACCATATCGCCTGGTTTCGGCGGCCCGTCAAATTCACGGAATCCGCATTCATACCAGCAATCCTGATAGAAGTTGTCCGGATAGTCTTTTTCCCACCAGGGATAATCAACCCGGTAATCGTGAAGCTCAATACCATGTATTTGCCGGAAATAGCTCATTATCAGCCCCCAGCAGTCGAAGTGACCAAGCACAAAAGGACGCTCCAGCAGCGGCAGCTCTCCGCGTGGCTGGATAGTGCGTATATCCCCCTCCGGCCAGCTCACTATATGCCAGGGTAAAAGCGTTGCGTCGCATTGCGCTTTATCCAGTTCGCTCGGCTGCGTCGTGGCGTCAGGGTGGCTGTGAGCGATGGCGATCACCGTCCCCCAATCCTCAGCGGCTGCGTAATCTTCGGGGCAAAGGACAAAATTGTCCTCCGGCGCCGCGGCAAGATTCCGGCAAGGAAAATAACGTTCAACGCGGCTTTTCTGCGCCACCACACCACAGCACTCACGAGGATATTCAGCGGCTGCATGCGCCATAATCGCATCAATGGTTTTCTGACGCATATCAGCTCCTGATAAGGGAAGTACCCGGGAAACCACCGAACGGCAGTTCTTCATTCTCACCGAAGCGCAACTTGCACGCCGTGAGCGTGCCGTTACAGACATCAAGAGAGGGATCATCGACGGGATTATTGTTGTTATCGAAGTATCTGGTTCCGGCATAATCGCAACCGTCACCGGTTCGGTACTTATTGCGCATGCACCAGGTGCACAGGGAATGAAGCTGGCGCGTGGGGATCATCTTACCCTGCAACGACATCGGGCTATCGAGTACGAATTCGATACTTTCACCAGGAATTTCGCTTTTTTTTCCATCAATGTAGAAAACGCGTTTTCTGACCTGTTGTGGATCAGCTGTTGTATTACCTTCCGGGAAGTTCTTCGCGTCGAGATAATGCGAATAGGTATCATGGATAGTGACTTTCGCCTGTAGCATATCGTCATAAGCCAGGCACAGCGCTGTAATCTTGCTATCGATATCTGCAACCGTGAGCGTTGGCTGGGCGCTGTTGCCGTCTGTGGAGGCTTCAAGCCCTTCAATTTGATACGGCCAGGCGGCATATTCCTCCCCCTGCCACCAGATACTTTTCGCCTTCAGCTTTGATTCATTGCCACCAGCGGCAGCGATTTCTTCTTCTGTGTGCGGGAGGTTGTATGCGTGAAATCGCAGTACATCATCCACGCCGAACGTAGAGCCATCAACTTCGATAAGCCGGACTTTATTACCGGGCTCAAGGCTTTGATAGTCTGCTGTGATCATGGTGCGTACGCCTGTTTGAATGTTGCGGAAATGGTCAGAACGTTGCTGGATAAGGGCTGTGACTTGATTGATTCGGCCTCAATCCGGTAGAGCCCAGTTTCACCAACTGGCGATGTCCAGATGAATGACTTTGTAACGTGAGAACGAAAGAATTTCAGGGCCTGGAGCATGTCCGTTTTTTTGCCCGTTAGGGTTACAGGCCATGACTGCTTTTCAGGGTTGATGCCTTCCCCGGCAATCTGCTCATAGCCGTCGCCAAAGGTTGCAGAGCGCGTTTTTAGGCTGAACGACCCTTCCATTCCCGACTGTATCTGTGTTCGCCAGGTGAATGTTTCGATTGCCACGTTTCCTCCGGGCATAAAAAAACCCGCCGAAGCGGGTTAAGTAGTGACTATAGATCAAAGATATTTTTTCTTTAAATCTTCGAGCCTGCTATTTTCTTGCTCAGTAAAGGCAGAAGCATCAAACAGCGCCTCTTTATCTGCACCATTTACTCTCGTTACTGTAACTGTGAAGACCGCGTCAGCTGGAGCATCAACCTGCCCCCATTCAGAAAACTTATTCGGAGCCAATGCCCAAGTAGCTTCTTCACCCGGTTCCAGCCCGCCCGCAATTTCGTAGTTAAAGTCTTTTTCCAGCCATGGAACTGAACGTCCATCGCTGGCTATCACTCCATTGAAGAACACTCGGGAAATAGCTTTATCAGTATTGTTTTTCACAACAAGGCGAATAATAGGTTGTGGCTTCCCATACTCTTCAGGTTCCAGGCTAAATCGAGATGATAGAACCTGTACTTTTTTGAGCTCTTCTTTGGCCTTCTCAGAATCAGCTTTTTTCTGTTCAAGCTCTTTGATTTCCTGAATTGCCTGCTCTTTCTGCTTAAGTTCCCTCTCGGCAGTAACTTGCTGAGCATAAGAAATGATTTCATCACCAGTTTTGCCAGACAAGGGTTCGCGCATCTTCTTGCTTAGGTCTTCTTTGTCACTTTCCGACGATGCACGCATTAGGTCAGCCATGTTAATGTTACTGAACGCAACGACTTTTAAAGCGTTATCAAATTCATCCCGTTTATTTTCTGGAAGTGACTCTCTGACCTTGGCTATAGATGATTTCATTGCATCATCAGTTGATGAGTCAATTTTAGGTTTCTCGCACCCGGCCAATAAGAAAGAAAGCAATAACACACCGACAATTTTTTTCATGTCTCTATTCCATCAGTAAAAATTGGGATTAATCCTATCAGGTGTTGGCATAACGACAAAATTTGCTATTCAAATCATCTTGATTTCGTCGCATTCCAGATGAGGCCACCAGGCTGAAGTTGTTTCGCAATACCTGCCCGAACAGATTGATCAATAGTCTGCTTGTAAGCGCGAGAAACAGCATCGTTATTTGCAGAAGTCTGCTGCTGTGAATTTTGGTTTTGAACAACTACGGACGTTTGAATACTTACCCCACCGGCCGATGATGACTGAAGCCCATACATCGGAGCGTGGCCAACATAACCGCCATTTGCATAACCCTGTGCGCTTCGCATAAGTGAATAGAGGTTTCCAACCCCCAGCGCACTTGTTGCCTCTTTGGTAAAGACGAATTCACCGCCATGAACGACACCTTTTGGCTGATATTTTCCCCCATCTCCGGTATAGCCAACCGCGCCGCCCTTATCAAACTCAGGAATGTAACCACCTGACCAGGCCTGTATTCCGAAGAAATTACCTATTGCCGTTCCACCAAAGGCTGACTTCATTCCGTTGACCAATGCCAACTGCGTAAGCATTTGGGCGGTGCCCTTCAGGAAGGTAGACAGGAAATCTGAGAAGTTAGATTTACCTGTAGTAAAAAAGTCGGTGAGCGTGCTGGCCATCCCGGTGAACGCATTGCTGGTAATAGTCTGCACCTGCGAGTAAACATTGGTCGCGCTGTCCTCAAATTCAGCCCAGCCCTTTTTCGCGCCAGTCAGCCAGTCGCCACGTAACCGGTCCTCGGCATCATAGTAATCATTCGCCGCTTTAAGCTGCTTTTGATAACTCTCGTCGTCAAGCGTGCCGCCTGAGTTGATCCAGCCAGAAGCAAGCTGACTTTTCGCGAGTTCACGCTGAGCTAACCGATCACTCATTCCAGCTCCACCAACCAAAGCAGCCTGTTTCTCAGCCATCTGCGTGACATATTTCTGAGAGGTATCCATTCGCTTGTTCAGCTGGTCCTGTGCGGTAATCTGATCACCTAACAGGGCTTTCTGCCGTGCCAACTGAAGCACCTGGTCTTTACTCGCCAGCAGGGATTGTTCCTGCTTCGTCAGTGAACGTGAACGCGAGGCTTCTTCCAGTACCTGAAATTTCGCCTCAGTGGTCCACAGATCTTTGCGCTGCTGGCTGATAGTGTCGTTCAGCCCTTTATGCTGCTGAAGAGCACGCAACTGCGCCTGAAGCGCCAGCAATTCGGCCTGAGCAGCGTCAGCACTGCGGTCGCCAGCAGATACAGTGCCCTGTTTTCCTGTTTTCGTTTTTTTGCCAAACGAAGCGACTGCTTCCCGATCCTTCTGAGTGGTCGCGGCGCTTATCTTGCGGGATGTATCGAGGTACTTGCCTGCGCTAATGTCAGCCGCGTCCCAGTCCTTTTTCAGCTGAGACACGCTGTTACCATAAGCGCCGGCCATTTGTTCGTTATAGTCCTGCCATCCCTGCAAAGTATCAGTTTTCGCCCAGTCAGGAACGAGATTAATCGCAGCCGCGATAGAAGAAGAAATAATCTGGTTCAGCTTCTGGAAAACTATCGCGACGCTGTAATAAATTGCGTTAAATTCCTTTAGCGTGTTTGATGCCAGTTCAGCCACCCACTGACCGATGCTCTGCATAGCCTCAGACGCCCATCCCTTGATATCAAGCCACAGGCGGCCAAATGGTGTCAGCGAGTCGTAAGCCTGCTCTCCGCGCTCTGCCATCGTGTCGCCAAACAAACCCATAGCTTGAGTAACGGCAGCGGTCTGGTCTTTCTGCTTAACTAGCTCGTCAATGTGCTTTAGCTGTGAAACGGTGAGAAAGTTGAATTGCTCATTAAGGTTCTGAAGAGCCTTAACCGGATCCTTTTCAATATCCTTATAAGCTTTGGTAATGTCCTGAGCCGAAACGATACCAGTTTCAACTGCCAGTGCTGTCGCTTTGGTAGCTTTCTCAAGCTGTTGCTGGGTCATTGAGCCGATACCAACCAGCTCTGTCATCAGACTCTGGACAGTGCCCACCGTAGCCCCGGTTGAAGCAGAGATTGACTGGGAGGATGCCATAATCTGTAGGGCTGACGTACCGGCTATGTTTCCGGTGCGGATGATAGCTTTATTGATTTCGTCATAGGCAGTGAAGTAGTCCGATCCCGCTTTTGCCGCAATCAGTACAGCGCCAGCCAGACCACCAATCGCAACACGCGCCGGGGTTACCATGGATAACATCGCTTTTAGCGCGTTACCCACTCCGCCAAAGGAATCACGCAGCTGACCACCCTGCTGGATAGCGACCATATAAACCGGCATACCGGAGGCCAGTGAAGTCACAATATCCGTCATTTGCATTGGCAGGTAACGCATGGCATTACGGTACTGCCCCGCACTGATAGCTCCAGATTTCCAGGACTCTTCCTGCTCTTTTAGTCGGGCAATCATTGGCGCAGCGCGGTCCGACACGCCAAGCTGGGCCGCCTTCAGTTCGAGCAATTCTGCACGGGTTTTTCCGATAGCTGCAACCTGGTCCTCAAGTGAGTCGATAAAAGTTTTGCCTGCGGCAGTTGCCCGTTGCGCTGCCTGTGCCTGCTCAATGCGAGCTCGGCCCTCTGCTGTTTCAGATTCCATGACCTGCGCCAGTTTCGCGCGGGTCGTCTCAAGCACGCTGTTGTAACGAGTAAAATCCTCGTCACCCACCAGACCTTTGCTCCGGAATTTAGACAGGCTTTCCTGAATGGTATCCAGCTCGTCCAGCGCCTTGTTAACAGGGCTGATTTTATTCAACAGGTTTTGCAGTTCCTGTCGTTGCTGTTTCAGGCTTTCGCTGTTTTTTTTCTGGTTGTCGATCCCGGTGCGGAACGTACTGTTCAGGTCATCCGCTTTACCTGCCGCGGCGGACGCAGTCTCCTGAAAGCGATCCAGCGCCTGGTTACCGCGCTCCAGTTCACTTGTATTCACGCGCAGGGAAATAGTGGCGATGTCGTTACTCATTCCGCCCTCTCTTTATGCATAACTTTTAGTGCGGCGCTCTCCATGATTCGGATGTCTGTAAGCGCGGTTGCCTCGTCGTCGACCTGGTGCAGGCGCATCACCCAGGGCAGCACATTGTAATCAAGCCCTGATGCGCCTCCCATGCCCGTGCGCCACTGCGTACTGACAGCCTGAAACACCAGGAATGAAGGCCATACATCTGGCCAGACGTCGATGTATTGATCGTCGTAGTCATCCGCCGTAAGCCCATAGGGTGCCAGGTCTGCCGCTGTGGGTTCAGGCGTATAGAATGCAGAGGCAACCGCTATCAGTTTTTTTCGCGCTGCCCCATCAGTTCGCGATAGTAGGTTTCAGGGATAGCCTTCATTGCAGCCGGATAGTTTTCCAGCAGCACCGAGAGATTTTCCGCGTTGAATGTATCGGGGAGCGCCCAGCCAGAAATAATTTCCATCAGAAAATCAGTGGCGGTTTTGCCTTCCAGTTTTTCCAGATCAGCAAGCTCTTTGAGTGGCTTATGATTAAACGTGAAGGTCAGCACGCCATCCTCATCGCCGGCGCGCGGGATCGAGACGTTGGCCTTAAAAGTTGGTTTGGGCTGGAGGGTGAATTTGGTAGCCATATTTTTCCCGTAGAGTTGTGGCCCCGAGTGGGGCCGGGATTAATTTGCAGCAGTAACGGTGACATCACAGGTCGCAGTTTTCGCGCCATCGGCGGTCGTACCTGTGACAGTGGCATTGCCTTCCGCAATACCACTGACCTTGCCAGAGGCATCAACCGTTGCGATCGATTCATCTGAAGATGTCCAGATCACCGTTTTATTGGTGGCGTTAGATGGTTCGACAGTAGCGATCAGCGTGGCGGTTGCCCCTTGTTTAATGCTCAGGGTTGACCGATCCAGGCTGACGCCGGTTACCGCTACTGTCTCAGTTTTTCCCGAGTCGACCTTGTAGAAGGTCATTGCAGGCGATTGCAGGTTCAGCACGACGCTTACCGTTTCGACTTCGTTCACCGCCGTGGCCGGCGTGTCGTCAAAAGATGCCGTGGCCGCCCAGTAACGGTTCTCCTTCGCCTTCGGTACGTACATGTACGCCGCCACAGTCTCTTCGTCTTCGTCCAGCTGGCGCAGAAGCGGATAAACCGGCAGAGTTGAGTCGTGAGCAATCGAGTAAGTCTGAGAGACAGCGGATTTATAGGTATTCAGGTTGCGCTGGCGATCATCGCTGAGGAACTGAATCTGCGTGGTGTTCTGATCACCACCGGATTTCGATACCTCAGTGATTTGTGGCAGTTCGGTCCATTCTTCAATTTTGCGAATAGAGCCGGAACCGCCACCCGCCGCGTATTTGTTTTTGTTGGTGGTATTGATGTTGCGAAGAGTGACAGCATTCTCCGCAATCGCGTCGATTTTCGCGATAACGTTATCAATACCCGACCAGTTGCAGTTCACTTGAACGATATCGCCGACCGCAATATCGTCCGCGGCGCTGACGGTGATCACCGCGTGCTCAGCATTCGTCGCGCCGGTGAAAGTAATGGCCGGGCCATAGCCCGACGCCAGATAAACATGAGCGCCGTTAGGCAGTGCAAAGCCCATAATGGTTTCTCCTGTGAAATTAGAAAACCGGCACAATGGCCGATGATTTTGACGGGGTCAGTTAATGATGTCGGCCCGGTAGTTCAGGCTGATGGGAATGGTGTAGGAAACAGCGGTCGGGATACCGCGAAAAATTGCTGGCGTGCTGGTGATCCAGCAAGTGAAGTCACTTCCTGCAATTTCCTGCCCCTCAGGGAACAATTCCACTACTCTGCCCGCCAGAGAAACGACTGAGGTACGGCCGGAGCCAGCTGGCGCCACGACATTAATTTGGTACACGCCTGAATAAGTCCGGCAGCGCAACCCGAGATCGATTGTTCGCGGAGTAACGGGCAAATCGTGAACGGCCAGGTACATCTCGTTAGCAGGAGGTGTAAACGGCACGTTCTCCCATGCAACCGAAATGCCCTCAGCATCGGCCCATTTACCCAGTCTGGCGCCCAGTGCAGATGCAATATCAGGAATCACTTAGTCACCTCCCTGACAGCTTCCTCAAAGAAGCGTTGAAACTCAGCGGCAGTTATGCGAACCATGCCGCCAGGCGCCTGTGTGGAATGCCCCATTTCAAGCGGATAGGCATAGGGGACGTTATTGCAGAAATAGATGGCCTTCATCCCGACTTTGAACAGTGACAGCGTGTAGTTCCCGGCTGCTTTTGTCAGGTCGCCGGTCTTGTCTATTCGCCCTGTTTCATCAGTTGTCGGAGCATCAAACGATACCTGCCAGTTACCGCGAAAGCGTCCGCCCGTATACCCCGGCGGTGCTTTGATATCCATCCCATCCACCACCCGGGCTTTTTTCTTCAGCCGCCCGGTTTTGGTTAGGTTGTCGGGATTTGCCCGCAGCGCCTCGTTATGGTCGTAAACAGCGCGATTATAGGAAACGGCTGTCTGGTTAACTTCCCACAACTCCGGGTTGCCCACTGGGGACATCATCACCAGTTGGTTAAGTATTTTAATACCAACCGTGCGCACCACAGCTTCTTGATTCGCTTTGGCCTTATTGACGAAGGCTGTGATTTCAGCGAGGAATGCCGTGTTCTCTCCCATGCTATGCCCTCAACTGCGCTTTGTAGCAGAGTACCAGCGAGGCAGGTTTTGCCGGGTTGGGTTTGATAACCCGGTGGGCTGTGCCATCAATATCGACTACGTCGCCGATTTTAATTTCCTGCTCTGCGGTAAAGACGATTCGAACATCACCGTTTACGATGACTGTTCCGTCTATCTCACCGGGTGCGTATTCCGTTTTAACGCCGATCGCAGTGAACTGAACATCATCCGTTTTATGCTCGACTCCACCGATAACCGTTACTGAACCCTTGCGGGTGACGTTGTATAACGCTCCGTTCTGCCTGAGCATGCGCGTTGTTCTGACCTGCATACGTAGGTAATCAATCGCCATATCAGGCCCTCTCTGCAAATGCATTGATGGCGAAACCTCGACCACCAGCAAGGTCGCCTAACAGCGCCATGACAGCAGGATAGGACGGCGTGAAAACTTCACCATCTGCGACCGCATAGGTCATGGTGACAGCACCTTCCACACGTTCAGTTTTCACAGCGGCTTCGCGCACGCTGGAGAGTAAATCGCCGTCGATTACCTCTACCGCCAGCATGCACTGTGCGGTTATAACCTGCCGTGGAACTTCATCCGGCGGAAAATCATGTTCATCCAGAACGACATTCACGCGTGGCCATGCCAGAGCCTGTCTCGGGTCAGCTTTTGAGCCAACCCAGTCCAGACCTTCCAGGTAATCCATGGCCTTAATCAACAAAGGTGTGAGCTTGTCGGGCAGTTCAATGCCGCGTATTTCCGCAAATGAGGCAAGATCCTCTTCACTGGCGTAGCTGTTGGCATCAGGAGAGGTGATATCGGTATTGACCATCGAATCATCCTGTTTATGGGGCTTTCGCCCCATTCGTTATTCCCCGGAAGGAGCAGTGAAGGTGATCTCTTCAGTGGTTTTCGCCACTCCATCTACAGTACCGGTTACCGTGAAGGTTCCAGCTGCGTCTGATGTGAGTTTCACCGTTGCACCACCAGCTGATCCAGTCTGAGAACTGGCCGTGCTGAGCGTGCCACCTGTGGACGTCCACGCGACGGTTTTACCGGATACACCGGAGCCATTCAGCGTGTACTTCAGAGAAACAGTTACCGCGTCTGTGCTGTCAGCAGTTGCGGAGGTTTTATCCGCTGACAGCGTTACTCCCCCACTGCGGATTCCAGTTTAATCAGCACGCCTGCCGTAGATTTGTTGCTGGTGAAGTGTTTCTTCCAGTTGCCCGCAGTGCCGATGGCGGTCAGGTCAGGGTTATCACCTTTGGCGGTATCCCAGCTGTAGCCCAGCAGATCAACGTTCACCACGCCTTCAGCGCGATAGCCAACCGCAAGGTTTTCCTGATCGTTGATATCGTAGGAACGGAAGCCCGGCGCCTGAGACTCGGTAACGGTCACTGCGCCGGCTACCAGCCCAAGGATCGCATCAGCATCCATGGTGTCGGTCACCAGCACAGGTTTACCCAACGTACCCGGCTGCCCGCCGTAAACCACCACGCCCGCTTCTTCGTAAATTTTGTTGGCAATCGCCTCATCCACAATGTCGAAGTAGGTCGCGGAGTGCATCACGAACAGAACCACTCGGTTAAACTTGTCGCCATATTTGCGCAGGCCACGCGTCAGGGTCTTTTTACCGTCGGTCTCAATGTCGGCGGTTACGACCATGTCGGCGTTAGCACCAATCGCCGCAGTCAGCGCTTTCAGGCCATATTTCACATAGCCTTCCAGCGTGGCATCTGCGACATCAACGCCGATCACTTCGGAGAACTCATCAACGGAGCGGCCACGGCGTTTAAAGGCCTCTTCCGTGGTTTCATACGGACCGTATTTCCACGGTGCTTTAACGGATACCGCTTCACCGGCACCGATTTTTTTACCTGTGACTTTATCGACAGAGTTCACATTGCGCGATTCAATGGAACCACCAACTTTGTAGAAGGCGCGTTTACGGAAGTCGCCTTCAATTAGTTCGTTATCCAGCAAAATCGCACCGTTGGAGGAAGCGTTGAACACTTCCAGATTGTCCTGGCGACGCTCAAGAAACGCGGTCTGCGCCAGATCGTCATAAATAACCAGGTCGGTATTAACAGTCGTTGCCATGGTTTAAATCCCTTATTTCGGAAGTTTGAGGAAGGCCTGCTGGCCGTGTTTGCGGATGTAGTCCGCTTTGTCGCTGGCGCTCATTTCGGAACGTTTCAGGCTTCCACCACCGTTTGGCTTGTGTCCGCCCGCGCCCGTGCCTTCTGCGCGAGGGAACAGATGCGGAGCCGTCTCCTTGAGTGACTCCGCCCACTCAAGCGGGCTTAGTGGGGTTTTGCCGTCTTTGCCGAACAGAACATCGCCATTTGCATCAACCGCTACGGCCTCGCCTTCGTCGTTGAGCTGGAATGTGCCTTTGGCACGCAGAATCAGATCGTCAGAAGCTTCAGGCAGCGCGCCCGCTTTAGAGGCTGCTGCACGGATTGCATCCCCGAGGACCCGATCCCGGAATTTGTTGGAGAACGCTTCAGCTTTTTCCGCGCGCTCGTTCGCCGCTTTGATCTGCTTATCAACGTCAGCACGCATGCGCTCGGTACGCTTATCCAGCACCTCGTCAATTTTTCCGGCGGCGATAAGCTTCGCCTCTTCATCGTCAGAAAAACGCTGGAGAATGCCGCGTACAGCGTCTGGGTCGATACCGTCAAAACGTGACAGGTTTTCTTTTTGCTGCTTGATGGTGCCCAGCAGCTCAGAGTTTTTTGTTTTCAGGCCTGTAACTTCATTGGTCACACGCTCATCAATCAGCTTCTGTATTTCGGGGGTGATTTCGATACCGCCACCACCACTGACCTCACCGCCGCTTTCAGGTGCGTAATATTTCAGAAGCATGTTTCGAATTAACATAATTTCCCCTCGGGATTTTGTCGGGCCTCGCCCATAAAAAAGCCCCGGCGGATGCCAGGGCGTGTGGAAAGTGATGGTTGTCAGGTTCAAGGACCTGATAGCTGCTTAAGACGTTCCAGGCTGATCCACTCGCCTTTGTCAGTGAACATATCAGCCAGGTCGATTTCACCCGCGCGGAACAGACGGCCACGCTCGGCACCCAGAACCTGATCCTGCCTTTGAGCTGGCTGACGCGCGAGCCATTCAAGATACGTGATTTTAGCAGGTACCTGCCCATCCATGCTGGCACGAGTGCCCTCGTCCATCTCATCAATATCAATGCCGAGTTCGCGCCAGGACTTGATAATCAGGGTTTCAGTAGAACGGCAACAGAAATGAATTTTCCCGGGCCCTTGCAGGTAAGGTACTTTGTGCCCGATCGGTTTATTATCCAGGGTGTAGCGCAGCAGGTCGCGAATGATGCAGTCGTGGCTGGTTTTATTGTCCAGCGTAGACAGCCACTGCTTACCCTTCACGATGTCACTGTTGGCGCTGGTGAAGCTGTTGCGCGCGGTGGCAGCCAGATGATTAACGGCTGTTTTAGCGATGCTTGCGGCGTTTGCCCTGCTCATCTGAAGCGCGCCGTCGCGATAGTCTTTATTGGCATGACCGCGCACGCTTCGGGAGATGGATTCAACCGTGTCGCCAGCAAGATAGCCACGGCGTACAGCGTTTACGATCCGCGCCAGCCTGTCCGATTCCAGATTCTCCGCCCACTCACTCAGCAGGCGCCCCTGAAATGGCTGAGCCATCGCCGCGGCATAAACCATATCGGCGGTGATTCCCTGTAGCGGGTAGCGTGCCAGCACCTGTGAGGGAAGAAGGGAATCGAACAGGCTCAGCTGATAACTGACCTCATTCCTGGAAAGCGCAAGCAGTTCCCCTTCCAGCCCGGACTGCATCGAAGCGACAGCCTGATGGTTAAGTTCGCGTACGCTGCCGAGCAAGCTTTCCAGACGTGTAACCGTGAAGCTATCAGCCGGGAGCCGATCCAGTGCATCCAGCAGACGGGCAGACAGTTCTGCGTCCGTCTCGTTGAGCAGCTTCACCATCCGGTTAGCGACACCCGTCGCATAGCGGCTAATCCAGACGGAATGGGCAATGGCCTCATCCCGCAAACTTTCGTTGACTGTTGCCATCTCAGCCCCCGGTCAATGAGGGCGCCTGATTGCGGAGCGCATCAATCACATCATCCGGGCTGTCTGCCGGGTTGATGAGGTCGAGTTTCTGAAGTGCCCGAATCATATCGCTATCGCGCAGCGCACCGGACTGCCAGGCGTTCACAATGGCGGTAACCATCCCGGATTCTGCAACCTTCGCGATGAATTCCTGGTTGATGGTGTAGCTCGTCGATTCGTCCTTAATTCCGAGGTATTTCGCACACCAGCCCAGCGCCAGCGTATAAGCCTCGGAAACGTTGGAAACGCAGATACCCAGCACTGACGTTGATGCGCTCTGTTCACCGCTTGCCTGCGTTGCAGTCTTAACCGTGGCGTTCTGCTCAATCAGGCGGGCACCCAGCTGCACCATGTAATCGCGCTTGCTGTCCATGGCCTCTTTAGCCAGCATGTTGGGCTGCGCCTGGGCATAACCAAACGAACCCTCCTTGGGAAGCAAAAGCGGTGATCGGGAACCAATTTTCACGCCCTTCTTCTCGAGGTGATCGCGCCAGCCGGTATCGAGCCCAGTCATGTACGGCTGCACCTGGCCACAGAACCACACGCTGTCCTCATAGTCAGCACTGTTTCGGTAATGACCGTGGTTTATCTCCACCAGCGCGGCCAGCGGTGAATCATCAATGGTAGGATCGTTGTTCTGAGCACCGACAAAGGTGAACGGGATTTCGTCCCAGTAGTCCTTCCCTTTCGGCTTAGGGTGATACTCACTGTCAACGGTATAGGTTCCGCTTGCAGTGCCACCAGCCCGGCGCCATACCCGGCAGATGAAACGCCCTTCTTCCAGCGCCAGCTCGCGGTACTGGAT